TATTTCAAATGTTGGGTTAGAAAAGAGTTTACAAATGGGCATCAGAACTACCACGGCGAATACATCCACGGACTTGCGATTGCCGTCACGACCATTCCAGACCGATGCCTGGGATTCCAAATCGCCTTCACAGGGTGCGAGGCGGATGACGGCAGTCAAGAAAATGTTCATGGTGGGGCCATGTGGGCAAGAATGCCTATTACCGCTTTGGTGGGTGACATCCCGCTTGAACAATGGCCCGAGCGTATGCCGACACATCTGGCACAGCCTTGGGACTGCAATTCATACAATCACACTGTTGTTAAATTACAACGTGCAATGCCTTCGCCGTGGCTATGCAAGATTGATGGCGAGTTTTACACCGGGCGGTATTTGTTCACCGTGGATTATGCTGAAAGCGATGTGTCGGAAGACCCCTCTCAGCATAAACAAAGTCACGTTCTGATACTGACCGATGCAGGCAAGTGGACGGGAAACATTGTGGCATTACCAAACAACCGGGTTCGAGTCACAAGCCCAGCCTACTGGGTAACTGGCGAAGGCCCACCGGATTTTAGACCAAGCCAATGGATTCATTGTGCAGAGCAGGATGATTCATACATGGACCCCGAGGCGACATTTAACAACCTGTACAAGGAGTAATTGAAATGATGAAGTCAAAGATGAAAGCTGGCGGCGGCATGATGAAGAAGGGCTATCAGGCTGGCGGCATGATGAAAGAAGGCGAGATGATGGGTCGCATGGGCCGTGGCATGGCAAAAGCCGAGATGCAGAAAGAAGAAGATAAAAAAATGGGTATGCAGAAAGGCGGCATGACCAAAAAGATGATGGCTGGCGGCGGCATGACGAAGAAAATGATGGCAGGCGGTGGCATGACCAAGAAGATGCAAGCCGGTGGCGGCGTGACTCGTGGTGATGGCATTTCCAATGTCAAGACCAAAGGGAAGACGGTCTGATGATGCCAAGCCGAGGGATGGGCGCAGTACGCTCATCCAAGACCCCCAAGATGAAGAACGGTGGCTCGACTTCCCGAGTCAACGAGGCTGGTAATTACACCAAGCCGGGGATGCGGAAAAGTCTTTTCAACAAGATCAAAGCTGGCGGCAAGGGCGGCGCTCCAGGTCAATGGTCGGCTCGTAAAGCCCAGATGTTAGCAATGCAGTACAAGAAAGCCGGCGGCGGCTACAAGGATTGATCATGAATGAGATCATTGATTATGACAACGAGGGCAATCCGATTTACGGACCTCCTAAAGAGACTGGAAAGTCATTTAATGATTCTATTAAAGATCTTTTTTGGGATGTGTTAGGACGGGAGCCAAGGCCAGAGGAGCTGTCTGCTTACAGAAGAGATTTTGGTGCAAAAATTGACCCTAGTGAAGAAAAGATCTTTTTTGAACGTTCGCAACAAGAAATACAAGGTAGAGACGATCCAATCTTAAACCTGTACAAAGAAACAACGGGCAGAGAGCCTACCTTTGATGAGTATCGTGCAACCCGTAAAGAATTAGGCGGAGATGTAAGCGCCGAAGAAAAAACCGGGTTTATGGACCAGATCTTTCAAAAAGAGACGCTTCCTGGTTTGCGTCAAAGGCAAGATCCTCTCTTTCAGCTTTATAGGGATGAGCTTGGAAGAGATCCTGATGCTGCTGGGTATCGTTACTACCAAGAACAGTTTGGCAACCCAACAGTTATCGACGATGAAATGCGCCGAAAATTTCTTGCTGGCGGCGGGCAAGAGGTAACTTCTCGAATACCAGATGCGTTTCGCACATTGATGGGGCGAGACCCCACCCAACAAGAGATTCAAGAATTGTCTCGAAATGTTGGAACGCTTAATCCCGAGCAGATGGGCGAGTATTTGGCAACCAAGAATAGGGCGTTTACACCACGGTACGGTGCAAATCCCTTGGCAGATTATGTGGCTCAAAACCTCCCGTCTAACCTAACCCCGTTTACACGCAACCAAGGCTATGTTCCTTTAACCAAACCGAATGTATCGGCTTCAATGAACTTGGCTGGACAGCAGTATTACCAGACCCCAACCGCTTCGGGCGTGAATTACATTGGAGCGCCGGTCAATATTGCACCGATTACTCAAGGCTTTCAGCCGGTAGGCTTCCCATCATCCATTGGCGGTAAAGGCGCTTATCAACAGCAAGCTCCCCAGCAGTTTCAATCGATGGGCGGCAAGGGAGCGCCTCGACCAATCACAGGAAAAGGCGGCTAATGAAAGCTCCCCAGAAAAGCCTAAAAGACTGGACCAAACAAAAGTGGAGGACTAAAAGTGGAAAGCCCTCAACCCAAGGTCCGGGAGCTACTGGTGAGCGTTATTTACCAGAGTCAGCTATTAAATCTTTGTCCTCCGCCGAATATGCGGCTACTACAAGGGCAAAACGGGCTGGTAAAGCTTCGGGTAAGCAGTTCGTCGCCCAACCTAAGAGAATTGCAAAGAAAACAGCGAGGCATCGATAATGGCACTTAAATCGGTAAACAAAGAAGAGAACCCTGGCTTGGCAAAACTCCCAACGGATGTACGCAATAAGATGGGATTTATGAAAAAGGGCGGCTCAACCAAGTGGATTCAAGAGGCAATTAAAAAACCCGGTGCTTTAAAGAAATCGCTTGGCGTTAAGAAGGGCGAAAAGATCCCCGCTAAAAAGCTTGCGGCGGCGGCTAAAAAGCCAGGAAAATTAGGTCAACGGGCAAGGCTTGCTCAAACCCTTAAGAAGATGAAATGACAACGACTGCCACCGCCACCTTTACCCCGGATCTCAACGAGATTATCGAAGAGGCCTTTGAGCGTTGCGGCTCCGAGGCCAGGACGGGTTATCACTTCCGTACTGCACGGCGGTCTCTTAATTTGTTAACCATTGAGTGGGCAAATCGAGGGATTAACCTGTGGACGATTGAAGAGGGCAGTATTCCGATGGTGACTGGGCAAGCAACCTATGACTTGCCTGTCGATACCATTGATCTGCTGGAGCATGTCATTCGGACCGGATCTGGATCGAATCAACAAGACATTAGCATCACCCGTATTAGTGTTTCTACCTACGCCACCATCCCGGACAAGAACGCAACAGGCCAACCGATTCAGGTATGGATAGATCGTAAATCTGGAGCCACCACGCCCTCTGGAGTGGATTATCCACAGATCAACGTATGGCCCACGCCTAACTCACCAGGAAGCCAGTACACCTTCGTTTATTGGCGTTTAAAGCGGATTGACGATGCTGGCAGTGGAGTTAATACCCAAGCCATTCCGTTCCGCTTTTACAACTGCTTGATTGCTGGGCTGGCCTATTATTTATCAGCCAAGATACCTGGAGCAGAAGCACGGGTAGCGGCATTAAAACAGGAATACGATCAACAGTGGCAATTTGCAACAGCGGAGGACAGAGAAAAAGCTTCAATTAGGATTGTTCCGCAACAACAGTTTCTTGGATAGCCATGAGTAATAGATTCGCATCAGGCAAATATTCGATTGCCATTTGTGATCGTTGCGGCTTCCAGTATCAACTGAAGGAGCTAAAAAAGCTTGTAATTAAAACCAAGCAAGTTAACATTCTTGTATGTCCAGAATGCTGGGAACCGGATCAACCGCAATTGCAACTTGGGATGTACCCGATTGATGATCCGCAAGCAGTACGCAATCCAAGAACCGACACCTCTTATGATGTGTCCGGCAACAATCAGATAGGAAGTCGAGATATTCAATGGGGATGGAACCCTGTGGGTATGGGCGATGATCAAGGATTAACACCCAGTAGTTTAAAAGCTACGGGTAGCGTTGGAACTGTAACAATATCAATTACTTAGGAATAGCTATGGATACCGATAAGTTTAACTACATGCCAGCCACTACGGCAAAACCAATTGGCAAGTACACACAACCCAAGGTTTACCCGGTCACTCCGTCATCTGGATACCCCAATGAGGTTCCTAATACCCAAACCATGAAAACTCGTGGAACAGGGGCGGCAACTAAAGGTTTAAACCATAGTGCAAAGCTTGGCTAAATGAACTACGCACAGCTTTTCGAGACCATCAAGGGATACGTCGAGAACGACTTCCCAGACACTTCCTTTACGGACAGTGCTGGAAGCGGCACGGCAACCCTGACCAGTACCGAGCAGATCAATACCTTCATTCAGGAGGCGGAAACCCGGATCTACAACTCGGTGCAAATTCTTGCGCTACGGAAAAATGTGACGGGTAATGTCACCACAGACAACCCTTACCTCACAGTGCCTTCGGACTGGTTGGCGAATTTCTCCTTGGCGGTGATTAACTCGACCTCTGGGGAGTACACCTACCTCCTGAACAAGGACGTTAATTACATTCGGCAGGCTTTTCCAAGCCCCACGGCAACAGGCAAGCCCTCTCATTACGCTATGTTTGACGAAGACTCCTATATCTTGGGGCCAACCCCGGATCAGGATTATGACGTTGAACTGCATTACTTTTATTATCCGCCATCCATTGTGACCGCTGGCACATCATGGCTGGGCGACAACTTTGATCCACCTCTTTTGTACGGCTCCCTGCTTGAGGCTTACACCTTTATGAAGGGCGAAAGTGATGTGATTGCTGAGTACGAGAAACGCTACAATGAAGCTATGGCAATGCTGAAGACCCTGAGTGAAGGCAAGAATCGCCAGGATATGTATCGAACTGAACAAGTGAGGTATCGAGTCGGATGATAGGAAATGAGGTTTCGGTTTTATTGGGTGGTGGCGTAACCGTTATGACAACTTCTGGGCGAGGCTTTACACCCGAAGAAATTGCAGAACGAGCGTTGGACAAAATCATTTACGTTGGCAGTCAAACCCACCCGGTCATACGGGATCAAGCCGAGGCCTTTAGAGAAAGCATCAGGAAGGTTCTGGTCCAGTACATGCATGAAGCGGTACGTTCAAACCATGTCACGCTTGCCAACAAGTTCAAACGGGCTGGGCATCCTGAGTTTATAAAACTTTTGGACGAATAGGAGTTAGAAATGGCAATCACACAAGCAATGTGTACATCTTTCAAAGCCGAGCTTTTGCTTGGTGTTCACGATTTCCGCCCCACCGGCGACACAGGCGCAGACACGTTTAAACTGGCTTTGTATTTGGATTCTGCAAGTATTGATGCAAATACAACGGCTTACACGGCATCTGACGAGTCTTCGGGTACAAATTACTCGGCTGGCGGTTCTTCTTTGAATAACCTGGGCGTGGTGGCATCCAATACCAATGCCTCGGCTGGAACCGGGTTTGTAGATTTCTCTGACCTCACCTTCTCGAATGTGACGGTCAACGCCGCTGGCGCTTTGATTTACAACTCCACACCGTCAACCAATAGCAATGCCAATACGGCGCTGACTAATGCGGCAGTCTGTGTGCTTAACTTTGGTAGCACAAAGACCTCAACGGACGGTGATTTCACCATCATCTTCCCCACCGCAAGCAATACAGCGGCGATCATCCGAATTGCTTAATCAATGGCTACCCAGTACGGCTGGAGCGAATTACTCTGGAGCGGAGGCGCTTACGGAGAGGGCGGGGTTATTACCGCCGAAGTCAGCGTCACCGGAGTTGAAGCTTCTGGCCTTATTGGGGAGACAGATGAGTCTGGAAAGGCCAATGTAACAACCACGGGTGTTGAGGCATCCGGGGCAATTGGTACGACAGATCAGGTTATTAGCTTTTCCATTGGCCCAACCGGGGTCGAAGGCATTGGTGAGGTTGGAACGGTTGACAGCTATCGTCAACTGTTTGTACAGGTTACTGGGGTTGAAGGCACAGGAGAACTGGGCGAATCGGTTGCTCCTGACTATCAAACTTGGGGTGGTAGCTATTGGGGTGGCCCATTAGGCTGGGGCGGTATCCTAAGTGCAGAAGTTTCCGTCACGGGTGTAGAAGCCTCTGGCGCAATAGGTGATGCCACAGAGGTCATTGGTCAGGCCGTAGTCAATGTGACAGGTGTGGAGGGTGTTACAGCCCTTGGCGAAGAAACCGCAAGAGCCGCCGCTAATGTCACTGCCACAGGGGTTGACGCAACCGCCTCTTTAGGTGACGTTAGCCTCCAATCCAATAATAATGTGGAAGTCACCGGCGTATCGTCAGATGGCGATATTGGAACGGTCACTGTCAGAAATGTTAACTATGTCGGAACCACCGGCATAGCAGCAACAGGAAGCGTTGGAACCGTCGAGGTAGACGCTAAAGCAAACGTGGTAGTTACTGGAGTTTTTGCAACCGGACGGGTTGGAAAACCATTGGTTTGGAGTATCATTGATACTGCCCAAACACCCAATTGGCAACCCATCCTACAAGCGGCTTAGTTAGGAGTCTTTAATCATGGCAAGTACATATAGTTCACTAAAAATCCAGTTGATGGCGACTGGAGAAAATAGCGGAACTTGGGGAAACGTCACTAACGATAATCTGGGTGTTGCCATTGAAGAGGCAATCGCAGAATCGGCAGATGTCGCCTTCTCGGGTTCCAATGTTTCCATAACCCTGTCAGATACCAATGCGAGCCAAACAGCCCGTAATCTGCGTTTAAACGTCACAGGAACTGGGCTTGGCGCTACAACAGCCCTCACCGTTCCAGACATTGAGAAGCCCTACATTGTTAAAAACGGCCTCTCAGATGACCTGGAAGTCAAAAATTCAACTGGAGCCAATGTCACTGTCCCTGCTGGCAAGACCATGTGGGTGTACAGCACAGGCGCTGGAGTGGTTGACGTAGTCACAGCGGGCGAAAACCTAACCGGTTTAAACGCTACCAATGTGTCGTCAGGAACATTGAGCAACGCCAGAACAACGGCTTCATCCTCCAACAGCGCATCGACCATCGTTGCACGAGACGCAAGCGGCAACTTTGTTGGCAATCAAATTACTAGTGTCAGCTTTATGCGGGGCAAGTTTTCAGATGATGTCGTGGCATTGGGTAATACTGGAGCCGCAACCACTATTAACCTCGCCGCTGGAACAATTTTTACAGCCACCCTCACGGATGACTGCACATTCACCTTTTCTAATCCAAACGGCACGGCAAGCACAGGAAGCTCATTTACTTTGATATTAACGAATGACGCAACCCCTGACCGTACTCGTACATGGCCTGTAAGTGTTAAATTTGCAGATGGCACTCAGCAATATACGAACACCGCTGGAGCTACTGACGTTTGGTTTTTCTTCACCCCTGATGGTGGCACAACCTATTATGGTTCCAGCCCCATTAAAAATGCATCGTAAAGGAGTTTAAAAATGGCACTTACCGCTGAAATACAAGCAGAAATTGAAGAAGCAGAAGCCCGTGAAGCTGGTCGTAGAGCGCACGAAACTTCTATGGAGCAACGTCGAGCAAAACTTGATGCCGTGCGATTAGCTAAAGAAACGCTTTTAGAAAATGATCGCAACAAGCCTACAGGTGAACGTGGAGTTTCTGCCGCCGATATTACCGCTTTTGCTGATGCGTTAAATACTTACGTCAACCAGTAATTGAACGAGTTTCATTACTTTCCTACTGCTGTTTATCGGGAAGAAAAACCTGAGTGGGTAGGCCATGTATTGAAACAAGTTGATCGCTGGTATGGCGAACAAAAGCGCATCAACCAAGAGCAAGGTAACAATTACCCGGTGGTTCAAACGAGCCACATGGGTAATGACCCAGAGCTTTCTTTTTTAGCAGATTACTTCTGTCAAACTGCTACGGACATTCTCCGCAAGCAGGGTTATTTTATTGACCCGTTTGAGTTCTATACATCTGGCATGTGGGGCCAAGAGCTTGGGTGCTATGGCTCACACGATCCTCATGTACACCCTAACACCCAAATTTGTGGTTTGTACTTCTTGGATACACCAGAAGGCGGATCTTTTCCCATTTTTTCTGATCCCCGTCAAGGCAAGGCAATGGCTGACTTTTTTACAACAGGCAATGAAATTACGCTTGCTACACCCAAGATCTACTTTAATAATATGACCCCTGGGACGTTTATGTTTTTTAACGCATGGCTCCCACATCAAGTCACAGCAAATCAATCACAACAGCCGACAAAGTTTATTCATTTTACTTTGGGATTTAGGGAGAAAGCTAAGTGATGCAATACATGCTCACCCCATACGCACAGGCACAAGAACCGTTCGCATGGTGGGATGGGGCATTTAACGAGCAACAGCTTAACTGGCTACAACAACAAGCTAGAAATTGGCAACAGAAAGCAGAAGTTGGTGGCGGTGGCGTAGGCGTTACAGACCCTAATATTAGGCGTTCTGGCCTTAACTGGATGCCTAACAACAATGAAACCCAGTGGGCTTTTGAAATTTTGGGGCATGTAATTTCTAGTTTAAATGCTCAATACTTTAGATTTGACCTAAACGGTTTTGGTGAGCCGATTCAGTTAACAAATTACGATGAATCCGAGCAAGGTATGTACGGCTGGCATGTGGACATGGGATCGCACACAACAGCACCTTGCCGCAAGCTCTCAATCGTTGTTCAGTTATCGGACCCGGTGGAATACGAAGGCGGCATATTGGAGCTGCAACCCAGCGGGAAAGATGTCATTAAAATGAGAAAGCAACGTGGTTTGATTGTGGCTTTCCCATCTTGGACCCTGCATCAGGTTACGCCTGTCACGCAAGGGAATCGCCAATCATTAGTTGCATGGATCTCAGGACCACCATTCAAATGAATATTGAACACAAAGAATTTATTGGCATTTACCGTAATCTTTTCCCTGACGGGTATTGTCAACACCTCATTGATGAGTTTCATCGTTTAAAAGATTCTGGAGCTGGAACTAATCGACAAAATGGTGAGGGAGCGCCCAAGCATGTTAAAGATGATTACCAAATTTTTATAAATGCTAAAAGCCACACCCTCTTGCCGTTTCAAAATAAAGAATTTGATAACGGAGAGCCTTATAACGCAGAAGATTTGTTTTTTCAGGGTCTACAAAAGTGTTACGACGACTACAGCAATGAATATTCAGTGTTAAAACACAACGGTTCTATTAGATCGACCGCAATGAAAATGCAATTAACACTTCCAGGTGGTGGTTACCATGTTTGGCATTGCGAAGCAGGGAGCAATAAATCGCTTCATAGAGTCATTGTTTATGCGCTTTATTTAAATACGATACAAGAAGAGGGGGCGGAAACTGAATTTTTATATCAAAAAATGCGTATAAAACCAGAGGAAAACATGATGCTATTGTGGCCCGCTGGTTATACACATGCTCATCGAGGAAATCCAGTTTTAGGAGAGGCAAATAAGTACATTGTGACTGGCTGGTTTTACTATGACTGATTTTCAAAATAAAGGTTACGTTTTAGTCAAAGGATTTCTTGATCTTGACTCGGTGTCGGTTGTCTCTCGCTACCTTGAAAACGCATTAAAGCGTTACCCAGAAAACAATCAGGGCGGCTCCCCAAACGATTCCAGTAAGATCAGTTATTACGCAGACCCCCTAATTGAAATGATTCTCAAAGACAAGCTGGAGCATGTGGAAGAAGTGACCGGCTACAAGCTGTTTCCCTCGTACTCATTCACACGGGTTTACCAAAAAGGCGAGGAGCTTAAGCCCCACACTGATCGCCCAGCCTGTGAGGTCTCTTTGACCTGTCATATCGCTACGGTAGGAAAGCCTTGGTCAGTCTGGATGCAGACTCCTGGCGGCGAACCGACGGAATACACCCTTGAACCGGGCGATGCTTGCGTGTATAAAGGATGTGAGATAAAGCATTGGCGAAATCCAGCTACAGAAACGGACATCAACGTGCAGATAATGCTGCATTATGTTAACCAAAATGGCCCCAACGCTGACCATAAATTTGACCGTAGGCCGGGGCTTTCGTTAAGAAATTAGGAGTTTATTATGCCTATTGGAACCTCTAAAGTCGGTGCGCTGGGTGGTTTAACCCCAGGTGGGTCAGCCACGTTCAACGCATCAGGAACATTTGATGTCCCGCCTGGGGTGAAGGTTGTCAGTGTTACTGGTGTTGGTGGCGCTGGTAATCCTGGATCCGCTGGCGCACAGGGATGCGCTGGCAATCCGGGGGGCGGAGGCGGGGGCGGTGGCGCAAGCCAAAGATCGATTAATTCGGATTTTAACCCTATTACATGGGCCTTCGGGACAGTATCTCCTCAATGGCCTCGGATTACACCATTAAATGGTGGCGCTGGGGGCGGCGGTGCTTCTGGCGGCGCTTATGGGCCTACTAATTTTCCCTCTCCAACTCTTAGCTCCAACCCAGGAGGCACGGGATCGTCTGGCGGCACAGGATCTACTGGAGCAACTGGAGCTTGTGGTGCGGCAGGCAACCAAGGATGTGCTTCGACGGCATTAGGGCAGACATTTTGCGGGGGTGCTGGCGGCACTGGCGGGACCGGTGGTGCGGGAGGGCCAGGAGGCACAGGAGGCGGCGGAGGAGGCGGAGGCGCAGGGGGCAGTGAAATTCCCATTTCGCCTACAAACGTAGTTACCCCAGGCGCTGGTGGCGGAAGCCCTGGCGGGGGTAGCGGGGGTAGCGGTAAATGGACCAGAAACCCACTCAACCAACAAGGCGGGTCATCAGGATCTGGTGGTGGGGGCGCTGGCGCAACCAATGCAGGAGCAAGCGCAAACAATAGTGATTTTCCAAACAGTTGCTGGCAACCTTATCCAGTTATGGTCCCCCTCCGATCCAATCCGGGCGCTGGAGGAACTCCAGGGGGTGGTGCTGGTGGTCTTGGAAAAGCGAGATATTTTCAAAATTTTCCGGGGGTTGTTGAATATGGTGCTAGTGGTGGCTCTTCTGCCAATCCATCTGTAACAAGAGCGGGTGGTGGTGGTTCTGGGGCGGAAAATATGTCGGGTGGGGCAGGGGGCGGAGGCCGTGGAAATGCAGGAACTGCTGGGGCTTGTGGCACGGCTGGAACGCCTGGATCAGCGGCAACACCCTCTACAGTTAACTGTATTTCTGTAACGCCTGGAGCGCCATACCCAATTGTTGTGGGTGCGCCGGGTGGTCAAGTTGTTATTTCATGGAATCCGCAATGAAGCGATCTGAAGCAATTAAAAAAATTCGTGAAACTGAAAATGCTCTTGATGTTGAGCGAGTTGGTAAGTTGCGTCAAATAGAAGCAGAGCTTGAATTAGAAAGTCGTCAAAGTAATTTTAATAGAGCAAGAGCTATTACCGTTGGAACAGCTTTTGGTGGCACAACTGAAATTGCTATGCGTGGTAATGGTGATCGTTTTCTATACTCTATTATGCAACCTGTAGAGGTTATAGAACTAATTCATCAACTTGCCGCAAATGTTGGATGTCATATTGCAATTAAACCCAGAGATGATTTTGGCAGTTGGAGAGAATGGCGAGTTCCTGATGCAGAAAAAAAACATTTAAACGGTCATGCACCTTTCCCTAACGATATGGCAGTATTTCAAAGACTAGGTGCAATTGGGTTTAATCAACAAGAAGCTGAAGCAACAATGGAAGAATGGCTTTCACACAAAGAATATGAATACGTTAACGGCGGCGCTCAAGTAAAGAAGGAATCAAAAAATGAAAAAGTGGCAACTAAAAAGACTGTCAACCGGCGAAGCTCTAAATGAGCCGCAAGATCTTCCACCAACATGGAAAAACATTACTGGATTAACAAGCCTTGCAATTCGAGGTGAAACTGCTCGTTTAAACAATCTATCTTGGGCTGGTCATAATGATTTAGGTTGGTTTGAAATTGAAGAACCAAAACCAGTATTTGATCAAAAGAAGTTTATTGACGACCAGATTGCTCACTTTCTGACAACGTCGCTACCAATGGTCGCCGCTGATAATATCAACCAGACAAAAGCTGAACGCCAAGCTTGGATGGACTATCGCCAAAAGCTACAAGAAATACCTTTACAACCTGACTACCCCAACGAAGTTCGGTGGCCTACTCGCCCCGAATGAATAAATACCTCATACGCTATAACAAAAGCGCAGGGGGGCCGGGTAGAGGATCGTCAGAACATGTCTGGCGAGTATTTGAAAACGGACACGAGTATTTGGCTCGGCATGTTCGCATTAATACTCACTCATGGAGTGAGCAAACAGGCCCAGATTGGAATATTGTATGTCTTGGTGTAATGACAATGAATGAAGAATTTGGGATCATCGAGATCAACAGGGCAAATGACTGTGAGACATAATGGACCCGATAACAGCATTAGCTACTATCTCAACAATATGGGGTGGTATCAAGAAAGCAGTGGAGGTAGGCCGAGAGGTCCAGGATGTCTGGAGCCAACTCTCTGCTTGGGCGCAAGCCGCTGACGTACTAGAGCAAGTATCAGACAAGCCTAAGAAACCGCCTCTCTTTAAAAAACTTTCCTTTGGCGATGACACAAAACAGGCTTTTGATGCCTACGCCGCCAAGGTCAAGCTTCGTGAAATGGAAGCTGAAATAAGGCATGAGTTCTTATATGGTAGCCTTTGCCACCTTGGAATGGACGGCCTTCGAGAGTTCTATAACATCCGCCGCAAGATCCGAGAACAGCGCATTAAAGCTATTCAAGACCAACGCATTCGCCAACAGACATTTTTTGAGGCGTGTTTTACTGTAGCCTTAATTATTGGTGGAGCAATTGCGGTAATTTCAATCCTTTGGATGACGGTTGAACTCATTGCGATGGGCAACACATGATTTACTGGATTTTAATTATTGTGTTGGGGGATCAAACTCTTATAGAGTCATACCCAACTAAAGCGGATTGTGAGATTCGCAGAGCGCAAGTCAAGGTTGATGTTCCTTGGGTTAATACAACTTGTTTAAGGATGCAAACCACATGATTGGATTAGACGCAATTCTTTCAATAGGCGAGAAGGTACTTGACCGTGTTTTGCCAGACCCAGAAGCGGCGGCAAAAGCTAAATTGGATCTCGCCAGATTAGCCCAAGATGGGCAACTTAAAGAGGTAGAAATCTATGCAAAAGACATTGACTCAGCCAGACAGCGAGAAGCTCAAATTGCTGTCTCTGAATATGCACCACTCATTAACAAAATTATCACTCCAGTATTGGCTCTTTGCATTACGGGCCTCAGTTTTGCCCTATTCGTGGTTATCATTTTTGTTGACGTTACCCCCGAGGCAAAAGACATCCTCATCTACATTTTAGGTGTTTTGAGCGCTTTGGTTACCCAGATTGCCAGCTATTACTTTGGCTCAAGTATGGGCAGTAAAGACAAAGCAGAAGAGCTTCGGAAGGTGATCAAATGAACCTAACCCAGAACTTCACCCTTTCTGAAATGACCAAATCAGAAACGGCTTTGCGCTATGGAATGGCAAACGAGCCAACGGAGACTGAAATTGACAACATGACGGCCCTTTGCCAAGAGGTTCTTCAAAGGGTTAGGGATTACTACGGCATGGGCGTTAAGGTGAACTCGGGCTTTAGGCATCCGCTTGTCAATGCCAAAGTGGGCGGCAGTGCTACCTCCGATCATTGCAAAGGAATGGCGGCAGATATTGAAATTCCTAGCATTGCCAACGCTGATCTGGCACAATGGATTCAGGACAATTGTGAGTTTAAACAGCTTATACTAGAGTTCTATACCCCAGGTGTGCCGGATTCCGGCTGGGTGCATGTTAGTTATGATCCCAACAACCTCAAGAAAGAGGTGTTGACGGCAACCAAGCAAAACGGTAAAACGGTATATCTACAGGGGTTAGTTGCATGAAACAACTCTTTGAAGCAGAGAACATTGACGGGGTTAAGCACCCCAAGTACGAAATCGAAACAATTTGCTTTCACTGCCAAGATCCGGTTTCTCAAGAAGAAGAAAACTCAGGGGTTTGCACCAACTGCAATCAGGCATGGAAGCCAAGGGTGAGCGTATCCATCTGGGCAACCTCATTGCCCCCGGCGGGAACCAAGCTTTGGGGGTAAATCATGGCCCTGCAAAAGCTCCAATTCAGACCCGGCATTAACCGAGACAGTACCAACTACGAGAACGAGGGTGGTTGGTATGAATGCGACAAAGTACGCTTTATTGATGGCTCTCCAGAAAAGATATGCGGCTGGGCTAAATACACTGTTAACACCTTGATTGGGGTGTGCCGCCAGATGTTTGGCTGGATTACCTCCTTTCAGGACAACTTTCTGGCCCTTGGAACCAATCAAAAGGTTTACATTGAAGGTGGCGGCAATCTTTTTGACATCACCCCATTAAGGGCTACAACCGCCGCTGGCGATGTCACCTTCTCTGCCAGTAGCGGTTCTTCTTCGGTTACCGTGCTGGATACTGGCAACGGTGTGCAAGCGGGTGATTTTGTCACTTTCTCAGGGGCGGTAAGTCTGGGCGGCAACATTATTGCCACAGTCCTCAATCAAAACTATGAGGTCGCCACGACAATCAACTCAGATGCGTACACCATTGTTGCGAAAGACACAGACGGAAATACTGTTACCGCCAACTCCTCGGATACAGGCAATGGTGGTGCAAGTACCGTCGGAGCCTACGAAGTTACGTCCGGTAATGGCGTATTGACCTATGGCTACGGCTGGGGAACCTCCACATGGGGCAGAAGCACATGGGGAAGCGGTAGCACCCAACCGATCTATTTGCCTCTGACGAGCTGGTTCTTTGATAACTTTGACAACGATCTGATTATGAATCAGAACACGGGCGGCAAAGGCGCTCCGTATTACTGGGAGCGAACCACTGCCGTTGACCCGTCATTGGCGTTGGCAGATCGAGCAGTCCTTTTGTCCTCGCTTTCTGGTGCTTCGGATGTTCCAGCCGAGGTTGGGCAGATCATGGTTTCTCAGACGGACAAGCATGTGCTGGCGCTTGGAGCTACAGAGTACGGCGGCGCTACCTATGACCCTCTACTCATCCGATGGTCGGACCAGGACAATGCGGTCGATTGGACACCAACTGTCACGAACAGTGCTGGATTCTTACGGGTCAGTTCCGGGTCGTACATCGTGCGTGGCTATCGAACCCGACAAGAGACTTTGATTTTCACGGATGTTAGTCTTTACTCGCTTCAGTTTCTTGGGACGGTGGATGTGTTCAGCATCCAAGAGCTTGATAACAACATTTCCATTGCCAGCCCGAATGCAGTTATATCGGTCAACAACATGGTGTTCTGGATGGGCGTTGACAAGTTCTACATGTACAACGGTCGTGTAAACACGCTACCCACCACCCTCCGTAACCATGTGTTTAATAACATCAACTTTGATGCGTTGCAGTATGTTTATGCTGGAACAAACATGGGGTACAACGAGCTTTGGTGGTTCTACCCAACCGCTGACAGTAACGTAAACAATGCCTACGTTGTTTACAACTATGTGGAAAACCTGTGGTATTACGGCAACATGAATCGCTCGGCATGGCTGGATGCGAATCTCCGAGCCTACCCACAGGCCATTGGCGGCACATATATCTACAACCACGAATATGGCAACGACGATGATGGTGCGGCGCTTGAGGCCACCCTTACATCATCTGACTTTGATGTAGGCGATGGCGATCAATTTATGCTCATCCGACGGATCATTCCTGATGTGGACTTTACTGGTTCAAACGCCGCAGAACCAAAAGTCACGCTAACAATTAAGCCAAGAAACTTCCCAGGAAGCACTTATCGCAGTGATGAGTCCAAAAATGTTGTTGAAACCTCGGTCAATGTTTACACGGAACAGGTGTTTATACGGGCCAGGGCTAGGCAGATGGGCTTTAAGATCTCTTCCAGTGACCTGGGCGTGGCTTGGACGCTTGGCGCTCCACGGCTTGATGCCCGAACAGATGGGCGGCGATAGTGCATTACATTAACGTCAAAGCCCCAAGCCTCCCGCTTCAGCCACGGGAATATGATTTTGAGCAACAGCAACAGCTTTTAAACGTACTGCGGCTGTACTTCAACCAACTGGATGGTGCGTTTAAACAACTTACTGGGACTACCGGCAATTTACTTAACACGCCCTGCTCGTTGTACTTCAGCATCATTCCTCAATACGCAGGAGTTGTTGACACGGCCTACCCCATCTTTTTTGAGAATGTGTACTTTGAAAACGGGATGACCCTCAGTAACAACAGCACCTCGTCGTTTACAGGTTCGATATCAGGGACAACCCTAACTGTCTCAGCGGTGGCTTCTGGAACCGTTCTGGTGGGCGGTGTGATTTCAGGCACGGGTGTTACCCCAGGAACCCGTATTTTGGAATACGACACCGGTACGGGCGGCACAGGCAATTATGTGATCGACACCTCGCAAACTGTAAGTAGTACTGCCATGACCGCCACAAGTCCAACCCGGATTACGGTAGACAACGAAGGTATTTACAACTTTCAGTTTACTGGAGTGACCGTCAGCACCAATTCAAGCGCCAAAGATATCTGGATTTGGATTCGTCGCAATGGCACGGACATTGGCTATTCTGGATTGCCACTGACTAATGACGTTAATAACGGTCATAGCTTACAAAAATGGAACTTCAATATCGATGTAGATGCTGGTGGCTACATTGAAATTATGTGGGCAACCAGCAATGTGGATCTGCATTTTGATTCTGAGGCTCCATCTTCACCCTATCCGGGTCACACATCCGCAGTAATGGCAGTAAACTATGTTTCAAATACCGAAGGGTTTGTCGTTGCGACTCCGCCCTCTCCATGACAAAATACAGCATTGTCTGTTTAAACGGATAACACTATGTACGACATGAAACCAATGGCGCAGTCCCTAGCCTCCCAAGGCCGATACGGGGATACGATGCTTGTTCACATGAATCCCGTTGAGGTGGCTGGGCTTGATGCCTATACCCGCAAGATGGGTGGTGGCGGCTTAACTGTAAACCCCAGGACAGGACAACCCGAGGCTTTCTTGCCCATGTTGCTTGGATTGGGTCTTCAAGGCCTTGGCATGACCGCCCTTCAAGCGGGACTTGCAACGGGTATTGGAACTGCTGTGGCAACCAAAGACCTTGGCAAAGGCCTCATGGCGGGCCTTGGCGCTTATGGTGGTGCTGATATAGGGTCTGGATTAAGTGCGGCTGGCGCTACCACCTCCACCGTTGCCCCAACCGCTGGAGCAGACATTGTGGCGGGTGCATCCCAGGCAACACCGGTTGCCGGGTTGCCCGGAGCGGCTCCTGTAAGCCCATTATCCGCCGCAACGACACCTTCTATTGCCACCACTGGCCCAGCCTCAATGGCTCCTAATATTGGGCCACAACTTGGCGCATCAACTGCAAGTCCATTATCGTCTGCTGTAAGCCAGGGATCTGCAATGGCTCAACAAGCCTCTTTGACCGCACCAACAGGCGGGTTTGCTGAAATGGGCCGTGGTTTACAGGCTCTTAATACAGAACCGGGACGAGCCGCATTTATGAAGTCTGTTGGCGGTGGTAGTGGTTTAGCCACTGACATTGGCTTTGGAGCCTTGTCATCCGATGCCCTGACGGGCAGTCGAGGCGCTGGCGGTATGTCACCCTCTCTCATCCGACCCTATGAATTTGATCCATCAACCCGCCGATTCACTGCCAGATCGCCTTACAGAGCGCCTGGGCCTGAGTACAAACGCTATCAGGCGGGTGGGTTAGCCAGCCAAATCAGGACAGGCTACCGGGACGGCAACATGGTTCGAGGCCAAGGCGATGGCATGAGCGATGAGATTGAAGCCACTATCGAGGGCGATCAAGATGTTCTGTTGTCAGACGGTGAATATGTGATTCCCGCCGATGTTGTGGCAATGTTAGGTAACGGTTCAAGCGATGCTGGCGAGAAGGCCATCACCGACATGATCCGTAGGCTCCGAATGAAGAAGTATGGCAGGGACAAGCAACCCCCTGAGATGGATGATGAGGATATGCTTCCTGCATGATTGACATTTCTTTTGTTCCAAAAGAAT